TCAGAGTCTTGCATGAGCTGAACACTCGAACACATATTGGTCGCCTTGGTAAACAGGTTGATGTACTTGAGACTGAATGTGCTTCCGGTCCGCTTCACAGACTCTGGAAACTCGATGACCGTCTTTTGGTCGGCAAAGTCGCCGCGACAGCTCAGCTCCAGCGTGTTGCCCTCCCGTATAATATCCATCTCAGTCGCGAGGTTTCCCATATCTCTCGTGATGCGTTGAAAGTCAATCGCGGGTAGGGTCGTGACGACATTCATGTGAATGTCAGGGAACTCAAGTATGTCCTCGTTAATGTCTAGCAATTTCAGTTTAAAATTCGTCGAAGATTTCTTGTCTGGATTCTCTATGAAAATCTCCATATAGTCTCGGCCCTCTATACGAACAAACAGTGTGTCTTGTCCACTCACAGACTTGAGAAGCTTATACACGTTGGCCATGTTCAGACCGGCAACGATATCGGTGGGACACTCGTACTCCTCGAAGTTATCGGCACTTAGGTCCATATGGACCAGGGTGACGCGCGCAGTATCCAAAGTCAAGATGTGAATACCATTTTTGGTAAAATAAACATTCACATCATTGATGATGTCCTTCAGGACCTCAAAGACCGATTTGAGGGCCGCCGCTTGAATCGTGCGAAAATGCATCTTATATTTGAAAGTGCGTGAAATCTTTAAGAGCGAGTCCGGGTCCTCCTACTTCCTCTGTGCCTGGTATGCGTCAGTCACACTCATTGCTATTTTTGCCTCCAATTCTGGAGTTAAAATAGGCTGAAGAGACTCGCCATATTTGTCAAGATCAAACAACCCAGGCGTGTCTGTTCCGTCGAGGTTTTGACACAGACCGCCGCCGCAGTCCCAGGACTCGAACTCAGTGGGTATCATCGACACAAGCCACGCCTTGACCTCCGCGCCAACACACATCTTGCCCTCGTTTGTCACCAGGGTCGGTACTCTCGTAATCTTCTTGGAGGGTACGCCAGACGTAGTCACGTTATGGAACCTAATAATCTCTATAAGAGCCGGCTGGGTCTTGATGAACCCTATAATTTCCTGTGAAAATTTGCACTTGTCCGAATAAACCAGAAGCGCCATTTCTACTATTCTGAGTCGAGGAGTTTTGGGGGCGGAGGGGAACGCAGTTCCCTGACCCCCGGCCCTGGGCGCAGCCCTTTTTTGTCTGCTTAGAGTAATGAAGGATCTTGTGATTCTGGTCCTCGTGATCCTCGTCCTGTTCTTCATATGGAACGGTCGTCAGTCCGCGACCTACGCGGCCGGTGACGTAAACTTAACAGCTCCCGTGCCTCCCATGGTCGTTCAGGCAATTATCGAGAAGGTCCAGTCGATGAAACCTGACATGGCCCCTATAGATACTCTGTTTGTGAATATCCAGCCCGATGGAAGCTATAATTCCCGTATTATGTTTTTTGATACAAAGCACTTTTTGGGTACTCAGTACGACGTGAGCGCGAAAGTGGCTGAGGATGGATCCGTGAGTATTCTCAAGATTGGAGACTCTGCGACCGTTGATCCGACTGCTGGATACAAGCCAGATAAGTATCAGCCTTGGGTCGATATTCAAAAGAATCTCGATGCTCAGTTCCAGGGTGCGCTCAAGGGATACAAGAACCAGCCTCCCCAGCCCAACTTGACAAACGTTGCAACTGCGTACAACCAGAACATGTTGGTGACTCAGACGAACTTGCAGACGAGGTCCTGAAAGGACCTAGGCCCCGCGTATCACTCCCGTCCCAAAAAACGTCATATAGTTTAGATGGCTTTATCAGCCAAACAACTCGTCGCTTCTGAAAAGAAGCGGGACCTTGCAAAAAAAGAGTACTACCGTGCTCTTCTTGAGCAATTTTGTCGTAAAATTAAAGTGGCTTCAGATCTTGGAGGCAAAGATGCGATACTCACGGTCCCTCCGTTTGTTGTAGGCTTTCCACGATACGACCTTCCAACGACTGTTGGATACATGTGTCGCCAACTCCAACGACTCGGGTATATCGTGAACCTTGTCGGACCATTAGACATCCGTGTTCAGTGGACTAGGGCTGCCGCTCTCGATTCTGAAATGGAAAAGGAGGAGGTCGACCCAGGAACCTACCTTCCAAGTCTCGTCAACCTCAAAAAGACTGCTGAGAAACTCAGGATTACGAAAAAACACTAAAGTTTTACTCTCGCCAGGTACTAAATGGACCTTCTCAACGAGTCTGAGAGGCGATTCACAAAGAAGCTGTGCGACGCTATGATTCCCGTGATGATCGAGGCGTTCTGGGAAATATGGCTCGAGGCCAAGAAAGAGTCCCAGGGCAAAAACACGACCCGTGTGTTTCAAGAGCTTTTGAGAGGTGTCAAGACCTGGAACTCTTCAATTTCACTCAAAAATACAGAGGCCATCATCAAGAACCAACCCCTGTTCCCCAACTTGCTCGCAGCCGTGTTTGTGATTCACGTCAAGATTTTGAGTGCAATTCGCACGGACAAAAAGTCCAAGAAAATCAGTATCAAATTGCCTGCAAATGACGTGTTTGTCCAGAGGTGTTACGAGGCCTGTGCCAAGGACCTGTACGAGAACCCCAGTATCATCGTGGACCAAAAGCCAGAGGAGGAACGCAAGGAGGTTTTGACGACCCGATTTTGTAAGAGAATTGGTGAAGTCATTGAAGACCTGGTTCCGACCGCCGAAATTCTCAATACGTACTTGCCCCTCCCAGCGGCCGGTGAGGACTTGGATATGGACCATGAGGACGAGGACCCGGACGAGGACGTTCCAGACTTGGCTGATGACGTGCCACCCGAGGAGGACCAGACCGGTGATGTTTCCACTCTCCCCCAAAACACGGGGAACATGGAGTTTGGAAAAACTCCAGGAGGCGTTGATACAGCCGTCACCGTAAACAACTCTTTGACTCCTCCGAGCGTCCCGGGAGCAACACCAGCACCGACAGAAGATGAAGGTGAGTCCCTGTTCCCAGACGCGCCAACAAAAATTCAAAAATTAAACCATACGTAATAGCAGCAGAGACATGGACCAATACTTTCGTGAGCCCATGAGTGCAGGTGTTATCGCAGTGGCCGTCGTCATTGCGTACGTCTATTTAAAATCAAAATTAAACAATGAAGAAAAGTTGAAAAATTCAGATTATTTCAAACCAGCCTTTTTGGTTGGTCTCCTCGTGTATTTTATCGTGAGTCAGGGTCAGGGTGATTCCGGCCCGGTTTTGAAGGAGCCTTTTTAATTTAAAAATTCCAAGAGAAATAACTTAAGGATTGCATCCTTAAGTTGGGTTATATGACCACCGTAAAAGCGTTCGACGAGATGATGACCCAGTTCCTCGGGGAGCTCAGTACCGTGTTCCCCGATGAGCCTGCAAAGACTGGCCCGGATTGCAAAACGTTTATGAAACAGGTGGCCCCATGGGCCGGCCAAATGTCTGCCCGTGACGAGTCGTTTTTCTGTGAGGAGAACGAGTTTGCAAATGGTCTGAACCTTCACACGATTTGGAAGCGCGAGGATTGTTCGATTAACACGAAACAAGCTATTTGGCAGTACCTTTCGTCTCTGTATATGATTGCAACGACCCTGAGTATGTTCCCTCCAGAGACGCTGAGCGCTATCGAGGCTGCTGCCGAGAATTGCGCAAAGAACATGAAGCTTGGTCCGAACGGTCAGCCGGACGAGGCGTCTCTTATGGCCGGTGTCAACAGTATGCTCAGTCAGATGATGAGCGGCGGTGGTGCCGGAAACCCGTTTGCGTCCCTCCTCGGGGGTGCGGGGGGCGGTGGGGACAGGACGCCCCCACCTAGACTCCCTCCTTCAGGCAAAAAGAAAAAGAATCTCCGTAAGTAGAAGAAGTAATGGACCCCAGAGACGTTTTCAAGTCGAGCGACCTCTTGACGTTTTGGCCCACGGCGACACAGACGGCTGACCAGCGCGTCTCCGCAACGACTCGGTTCATTCTGTATGCCGTGTGTATCGTGTATATTATCAATCGGGACGCACGCGTCTTTGCGCTCGGCGGTATCGCTCTTGCAATTTTGTATTACATGTGGACCACGAATATGATAAAGGATGGAAGCCTCCGTTCGACAATCGGAGACGCTCGGTACTCTACGGCGTTCCGCCCCGATGTGACGCTTCCAACAACAGATAACTCGATGGGCAACGTGCTTTTGAGTGACTACGTGGATAATCCAGACCGGCCTGCCGCGGCGTGGTACCCAAGTGTCCGTGGTCAGGTCCAGAGTGCATGGAGCCAGATTCACCCGTTCGAGCGTCAGCGTGATGCCGAGCGCAATTTCTACTCAATGCCCGCAACAACGATTCCAAACGATCAGACGGGCTTTGCTCAGGCGGCATACGGCAAACCTTTCGCTGCAAAGTGTCACGACCAGGGAGGAGCATCGTGCGATCCAGATCGGTTCTACTCCGCCTTCCCAGAGCGGCCTCAGATGCGGGCCGGAAATGGTCATTAAAATTAAATGTGCGAATACATTAATAATGCCGCAATTTAGCTACTTGCCTCTCGTTAACGAGAAGGGCGTGTGGTACGGTCCAGCTCAGGTTGTTCTCGAGGATAAGACGAGTGTCGAGGACTCTCTTCGTGAGCAGCCAACGACCTCTTGGAAGAAGGGCTGGTCCGAGCAGACCTATGACTTCCCCAACACATACGTGACCTTGCCTCTGCGCGTTATTGATTGGAACCCCATCAACACGTTTGGAGAGTATCAGAATGACCGCTTTGCTCAGCGGTACTACAATAAGGATCTCAAGACGTGGAATCGCTAAAAAAATAATGAATAAACATAAGTAACGATGGACCCTTTGGCCCTCGCAGCCGTTGTTGGTCTCGTGTTTGCTGGGAAGACTCTCGCAGACGGGAAGGAAACTCCCGCCGCCCCACCAACCACGAAACCCAAACCCCCACCTCCGCTGACCCGTCGTGACGTGGATATGATGGCCGACTCAGTCGGACACCGCGCCGACGCATTTGATCTTCGGAATACGAACCCAGACTTTGGGCGGCGTATTAATGATTGGAGACTCCAACCCAAGGATGCTGTTCCGAATCTTCAGGACGTGACTCCAACAAATTCGCGCTTCCCATACGGCCAGCCCGTATACGATCTGTACAACCGTGAGTACGTGACAAATAAGCAAAACAACCTATCCCCTCTTGAAACTCCGATGACCATC